GATGAGGGCTAAAGAGTTATTAGATAAACTCAATATCCCTTACGAAACTTATCACTTAGGTAATACAATTGAAGGTGGTGACGGAGACTATACCGTCACTATCGACCAAATGTTTGAAATGATTGGCAAACCTGTAAGAAGTATGCCTCAGATAATGGTAGACGATAAACTCATAGGTGGATTTACAGACCTAAGAGAATACTTAATTAACGAAGGTAAAATTAATTTCGCAGGCGAAAAACTATGACGGCAAAAGTATATGCATTCCCTAGTGGTGAAGAGATTAAAACTAATATAAAATCTAAACAGAAAAAGATATTAGACATACAATCTAAACAATATGCGGATTCACTAACTGACGATTTAGTGATACAAGTTATTGGTTCATTACAAAACGAGGGATTAAATATTGGAAAGGCTCATGGGGATAAAACATTTTTAGATGTTGGTATATTCCTAGAAGCATTCCGTGCCATGATTTATAGAGAGTTAGATATATCACACCCTTTCCATGATATTACAAACAATCTAATGTATGTAGAAAATGCAGGTAAGAAAAGATATAGTGTGGCTAATTATTCTGGTACAGAAATAGTTACAAACACAAAAGAACTAACAGAAAATGATATTGAATTTGAAAGCGAGATTGACCTAAATGATTCTGATTGATTATTCACAATTAGCAATTGCTAATATTGTGATTGCACTAAAACAAGAACAAAAATTACCTACACCAGAAATGGCAAGGTATCTTATACTTAATTCTATTCGAGGGTATGTACATAATCATAGAGAAGAATATGGACCAGAAGTAGTTATTGCCGTAGATGGGGCACACCCTTGGCGTAGAGATATATTTCCACATTACAAAGCAAAGCGTAGAGAAGGTAGAGAACAAGATGATACCTCTGATATTATCTACGAATACATGGACATCATAAGACAAGAACTAGAAAATAATTTTCCATACAAAGTTGTTAAGTTAGATGGCGTAGAGGCAGATGATGTAATTGCAGTTATAATTAAAAAGAATGTAAAGAAATGGTTTACAAACAAATACTTAATTATTAGTAGTGATAAAGACTTTCAACAATTGCAGAAATATCCTAATGTAACACAATACTCACCTGTACTTAAAAAATTTTACGAAACAGATAGTCCGCAAGAATATATCTACGAACATATTTTAAGAGGTGATCCTGGCGATGGTATACCAAACTTTTTATCACCAGATGATACCTTTATAAATGGCATAAAATCTAAACCAATAATGAAAAAGAAACTTGTTGGTTGGGTTGACACACTTATGAGAGGTGAAGATGCCAAAGAATTTTGTAATGAATATCATTATAGAAACTTCCAAAGAAATCAAAGACTTATTGACTTTGATTTTATACCAGAAGATATCCAAGATGATATATATAAACAGTATGAAGAAAAAGAACCAAAGAGTAAAAGTGATATTTTACCTTATTTAATAAAGAATGATTTACAATCATTGATTGGCAAAATAGAGGAGTTTTAAATGAATGATAATTATGCTTTTTCGTACCACGAAATACTTACAAAGGTAAACAATAAAAAAGATAAACCTGGTAAGATAGAGGTATTAAGAAAATATGATACAAATGAATTAAGAATGTTTTTAAAAGGTTCATTCGATCCTAAATTAGAATGGTTATTACCAGAGGGTAAACCACCATATAAAGAAAACCCAGCACCAATAGGTACTGAACACACTTGGTTAAAACAAGAAGTAAAAAGAATGTTTCATTTTCTAAAAGGTGGTAATCCAAAACTATCACAAATGAAAAGAGATAATATGTTTATACAAATGTTAGAAGGACTATCTGCTGAAGAGGCACAACTATTAGTATGGGCAAAAGATGGTGAGTTAAATAAACATTACAAAGGTTTAACATCTAATCTAGTCCGTGAGGCATTTGGTTGGGACGAAAACTTTATGAGAATTAATAAATGAAGATAATTGATGACTTTCTATGGAAAGATGATCACAAATTTTTTGTTGACTTATTTGAACATAAAGATTTTCCCTGGTACATTTGTAAAAAAGTAGCAGCCCAAGATGTACCAGAAGAATATGAAAGACAATGGTACATGACCCATGTCTTTTATGATAATACCATTTGTTCAGATCACTATCCACCAATAGAAGAAAAGATTTTAAAACATAAAGACTTTCCTACAGTATTGGCGATGATGAGAATAAAAGGTAATATGTACCCTGGGGCAGAAAAATTATCTGAACATGCGCCTCATTCAGATACACAATTTACCCACATGGGTGCCATATATTATCTTAATACTAACAACGGTTACACACTTATTGAAGGTCAAAAGGTAAAGAGTATTGCCAATCGCATGGTATTTTTTGACCCATCAATACCACATAATTCTACGGATTGCACTGATCAATCGTACAGAATGAACATAAATTTTAACTTTTTTGGTGCGACAACCTGACACATTACACCTAACTTACTGAAAAATAACACTTTTAATTTTAAATTAGTGGTTGACAAATCACTTGTTTTGGTATATATTGGACTCATAATAACAAGAAAGGTTATATTATGAGACTAGAAAAATTTGAAATTATGAAAAGAATTAAACATGTTGCAGATAACACCAACGATGGTTGTGTGAATACTGACCTAGAAAACTTACTATCTATTTTAAAATCTGCTACGGCGATTGATGTTAGTTTTAGACCACAATGTTATGAAGGTAAAACTTTAAGAACTCATGTTATGGTTGATCACGGAAACTTTAAATCATTAGTACATGAAAGTGAGGCTCTATAATGGCACAAATGAAAAGATTTGCCACAAACGAGGCAGAAAAACAATTAGCAATTATTGAAACTAAAGTGGCAAAAGGTGAGATATCTCTTACTGAAGCCAGAGACGAATGTATCAAATCTACTGTAAATTGGGGATTGATTGGGTTCTCAACTATTGATGAACTTGAAGAATACCTTTGTACAGAAACCGCATTCAAAACAATACAATAAATATAAGAGAGAGGTTTATATGAAACTATTTTCCATTACTTTTATTATTGCAGGGTTGATTGCCTTTGCCATTGCAAAAGAACAAATGAACAATTGCACAGACGATGGTTGTGCAGATTTCTATGATGGACAAGAAAACAGCACACCTGCACCTATCGTAAAAGTAGAACCTACTAGTTATGTAATACCAGTTGTAAATACAACAAGCGGTAAAGACGAATTTGTAATGTCTCTATCACAATGTATTGACCATATTTACCTAGATGTACCAGAAGAACAAAGAGTGCCTAAAGTATTAATAATCGCACAGGCAGCCTTAGAGACTGGTTGGGGCACAAGCAGATTTGCCAATGAAGGTAATAATTTATTTGGTATTCGTACTTTCAATAAAGATGATGAATGGTTACTACCAATTACATGGGACCAAAACAAATGGATAGGTTGGGGTGTAAAAGTTTATCAAAGTAAATGTGATAGTGTAAAAGACTATGTAAGAATTATTAATGAAGTGTGGGCATATGAAGGATTAAGAGAGGTGAGAGATAACGGTGGTGATGTATATGAAATGGCAGACCACTTAACATTATATGCTTCTAAACCAACATATACAACTTTAGTAAAACAATTAATCAAATATAATCTGGAGGGTAAATATGATATCTAGTTACCAAGATGATATACATTTATTCTGGAAAAGAGCAGAAGCATTGTATAAGTTTATACCAAAAGCACCTGCAGATATGAAACATATTTGGGAAGAGAAATTAAAAGAACTAATGAAACAAATGGGGAAATATGAAGTTAGACGATCTTAGCCCCAATAGATGTGTGGCATTCTATATGATGTCCTCATATCTTTACTACGAAAAAGATAAACAAGTTTTAACAGATGGTATGTTTGACCAGATGTGTAAAAAAATATTAAAGACTTGGGATCAAATAGATCACCCACATAAAAAATTAATTGATAAAGAATCCCTTGAAGCGGGCACTGGTTATTATATTAAATATACCAATATGATAAAAGGTGCCGCAGAGAGTTGGTATGCAGAAAATCAAAGACTTAAAAAAATGACACCTAGACAAAAAGCATCTTTAGGTCAATCATCATTGGAGAATTTTTTTCAATGATATCCAGAACAGAATACGAAGATAAAAAACAATACTATGATTTTCAAAGAAAAAAAGAATATCAAAGAGATTGGATTAGGGCAGTATATGTTCAGGCAAATAGTTTAGGCAAAATGATTGCCTATGATAAGGACGATGTGGTTATTGAGGATATGTTTGCTGTATTAGAAGAAGAAAACTACCAGACACCACCATCTAATTATGTACCAGATAATCCTAAATGGAGAATTGAAGACGAGGATTATGATGATTGGTGCAAGGTAAGAAAAAATATACAATATAATGGAGTAAACTTATGGAAATGAAGAAAATTTGGTTGACAATGAAAACAATATATGATATAATACTTGAAAATTGGTTGATAATATTACTTACAGTAATGTTTCTGTGGGTATCAATGATTGCTTTTAACAAACCAGAACCAGATAAAACAATCATTCAGATTGAGATTGATTTAGACCAGATAGATAAAAGTTTAACATCTATCGAAGAAACGATTGATGAAATATTTGGTAAAATAGAAGTACAACTTAACGAGGAGTAATATGAATATTTTTTATCTTTCAAAAGATCCACATACGGCTGCAAAAATGCATGTTGATAAACATGTTGTAAAAATGATTGTAGAGTATGGTCAGTTACTATCTACGGCACACCGTATGAACGATGGTATAAAAACTGAGGCAAGAAGTAAGACTGGTCGTAAGACTTGGCGATATATAATGGAAGATGAAAAAAGACAAAACACACTATACCAGGCGGTACACTACCATCACCCAAGTGCCGTATGGTGCCGTGAGACTAAAGAACAATATCAATGGTTATATAATTTGTTTAGATATCTAGGACATGAATACACACATAGATATGGTAAAGTCCATTCTACCAATGTAAAACTTAATCAGATTTTAGAACGTT